AAGTAATCACTGTTATAAGATCTCGGAATCGGAAAGACTACTAATTTCGGAGTTTCTCCTTTATTTTTGAGCCAATCACAAATTCCGTTTCTTACATCAGCGCCTTTTCCATGCAATGGTAAAGCGTTGTGCTTAACAGTTAAATATTTGCAGAATGCAGTTTTACCGACATTTCCTTCTCGTGACCAAAACCAATAGATTGTACGATCATCAGGTTCGGTTTTAATAATGTCCAATATCTGCTTTTCCCATACCCGATCTGGATTTATTACTTTGATCGGTTTTGGAAATCCATTAGACTGAAAAATTCCGTCTTTGCTACAATAGTCGTAATTTTGCTGGTCAGATCCCTTGCATTTTTCCCAGTGTATGCCAACAAAGCTGGAGAAAACTGTTAAGGGGCGTTTTTTCGTCTTAAATCGTAAAAAGCCTTGGATATGCTTAGTACCAGAGTCTCCCACCTCAAACCCGATTATCCATTTTTCGGATTCGGTCTGAAGTAGTGGAACTATGGAACTAACATCGTCCTCAGTATAATTATTAAGAGTGAAACACCACCTTAAAGCAGGTGAAATCTGTTTTTTGGGGGTTTTAGGGAGGGGGCTAGTATTACCCCCTCCCTTGGAACTATTGGAACTATTTGGATTCATATATTTTAACTTAAGTTTTTTTAATTGGATTTTAAACGCGCTAAAAAATTTGCCGCGTTTAAATTCCAAAATTATAATATTAGTTAATTATAAATGGGTAAATATGGAAGGAAGAAAACTGTGTTACAACGTGCTAAGGCTTCTAAAGGAGCTAAAGCACAATCTGAGCAAATTGCTACGCTTGCTCGTCAAGTGACCAATTTAAAAGATCAAACAAGAGATCTTTCTACACCCGTATACTACAGAATGTCGTATTCATCAAGAACCAATACATACCCTCTCGTTGTACCGCTCACAGCTGGGCCGTCTTCTCAGTCCAGTGCGGATACTAACAACACTCCCGGAGATGATTGTAATTGGAGAAAAACTTTTAATTATGCTGAAGGTGTGACAACCGTTAAGCAGAACTTAAGACTATATTCTCAGTATGTTGATGTCATATTAGAGCCCGGAAATGAGGAGGATATTTTAATTCATACTATGTTTCTGGTCAAACTCCGGAATGATGATGACCGCGCTCGTCGTGTTTATCGTCAGACTGGAAATATGAAAAACTTAACTGAAGATAACGATTACTGTAGTAATGTACAAAGAGATGGCGCTCAGGCGTGGATGAATCCTGAACGCTACGATATAATAAAAAGATGGGAGTTACACACATGTGGCGATGAGAAAATAGAGCCTACTCCGGGTGCATCTGGTATAATTCAAAATATGTCAGGTGCTATCAACAGAATTGGGTTTAAGATTAATTACAGCGGACGCCAAATTAAAATTACAGGGACGTCATCTTTGATCAAAGATTATCTTTATGCAGAGATTGCTCCCGAATCCAAGTATTTCCTTGTCGTCTTTAGCGACAACTCTATTGTAGATTTGGAAAATCCTCTATTATCTGTATCATCCATCTGCAAGGCTAGAATGTTCTAAATTGTTAAATTTACAAAAATTATAAAATTATAAATTTATAATTATATAATCTTTTAATTACCGCCCGACAGGGCGAAATTAGCCACGCTGCATCAATGATCCGACTTTCATGCGACAGCAGTAGCCCCGCATCGTGGGGCTATCGTTTACGAAAATACGGAAGGATTTAGCAAGTCGGCGTTAGGAGCATAGCTCCGCCCGTAAATATGGTTAGGATATCTCGTGAACTGACCATCTATCCTCCGACAGTTTCTCAAAATCAGGTTGCTGGTTTGCAAATATAAATAAATGGGGTGAGTTACCGCAGACAACTCCTCCCTCATACTTACCAGAATAGAAGTACATATCTTTTATGTTCTCTATGCTCTCATACGATAAGTAATCACTGTTATAAGATCTCGGAATCGGAAAGACTACTAATTTCGGAGTTTCTCCTTTATTTTTGAGCCAATCACAAATTCCGTTTCTTACATCAGCGCCTTTTCCATGCAATGGTA